AGCGGCATCGGCCAGCGGCAGGACCATGTCGCCGCCAAGGGCTGTCGCCTCGGTCAGCTGGTGGGCATGCTTGCTCCAGAACGGATCGGCCGCCATCTGCTCGGAGACCTCGCCCTTCTCCGGATCAAACAACTTGGTGACCTCTTCGGCCGGAACGTAGATGTTCTCGGCCGCGGTATCTTCCAGCGCCTGGCTCAGCGCGAAGCCGAAGTCAGTCGGGTTGGCGGTACGGGTCGGCGACTGCGCCGCCGCTTCCATGATCTGGTCGACACGGACTGCGGCATCCTGGTCGGTGCGCTGCTTGACGAAGTCGCGTGCAGCGTAACCGGCGCCCATCGTCAGGCCCATCGTCGACAGGGTCGCAACCACGGTCGAGCGCTCGGCATCTGGCAGGGTGGCGAGGAAGTCTTTGAACGACATCCCCTTGTCGCGGTCGATCCACCACCATTTGTTAAGGCCCTGCAGCGCGGTGGCAGCGACTTCTCCGCCAACCTCGACGCCGAGAGCCTTGGCACCGGCCTTGAAGCCACCCTCGGTGACAAACCGCTTGAGCAGGGCTTCCGGCCCCCACTCGGTGGCCAGCTCGATGGCGCTGTCGGTCAGGCCATAGACCGCACTCTCCCGCGCAGTCAGCCCGGCCTCGCGGCCTTCCATGTAGCTGTGGCCGCCAGTCACCCCGCCGATCACGGCGGCACCGGCCAGCGGGCCGCCGAACAGGGTGGCTCCCAGCGCGGCCAAACTGGTCGGGGCACTCTCGACGCCCGAAAGGATGTCGTTGATGTTGCGGTCGCCGGTCTCGACGCGGGTCGCCGCTGCTCCACGGCCTAGCGCCTGGTAGAGTGGGCCGCCCAGCTGCTTGGCAATCGTGATCGGGGCGGTGAACGGCGTCGCCAGGCCGGAAGAGAACGGACCCTGGATTTGGTCTGCCATGCCGGTGAAGGCGCCAACCAGGCCCTGGCCCAGTGACGACACGCCGCTCATCAACCGGCCCATAGTCGCGGCACGAAGGCCGCCAGCCATGCCGATGCCTGCTACCGGCGCCGACTTGTCGATGTGATTGCCAATCTGCTCGGCGACCTTGGGCAGGTGATCGTCGTCCATCGCCGACATGGCCAGGCGCTTGTTCGACATGATCTTCGCATAGGTCGCGTTGTTGGCCGCCTCTGCCTGGCGCTTGCGCAACCGCTCGGCATTGAGGACGTCGGGTAGGGCATGGTCGATTACGTCGGCAGGCATGCCGAGCTTGTGGGCCGCCTCGTTGGCACGGGCAGCTGCGGTGGCGTCGGCGAAGTTGGCAGAGGTAATCGGGCCGTAGGCGCGCTCGGCCATCATCTCTTCGATGATGGAATTACGAGGAGGCATTACTGTCCCCCGTGCTGACGACGGAAGTAGCGGCGCAAATAGTCGGCGATGTTGGCCGGGGTCGGATCGATCTTGTGGGACCGGAGCAGCATGGCGGTCTCGGTGTAGTTCTTCTGGCCATAGCTGTTGATCACCTCATGATCGTTGAGTGTCCCGAAAGGACGATCAGGCAGGGTCCGGATCAGCGAATTGGCGATCCACTTCTGCATCGTCGTCGTGTCGGCCTTCTTGCCGGGGTTGGCGTTGGCCCACGCCACCGCCTCATGCTCAAGGTTGTTGAGCAGCTGGATTTGCTGGGCCGCGTCCTGACGCTTCTCTGCGGCCGACTTGTCCTTCTGCTTGTCCGGAGCTTCGGTCGTCCACAGGCGGTAGCCAGCGGCTTCGTAGGCGGGGCGGGCGAGGCTCTCCAGTGTCGAGCGCGGGATCGGGTCGGCCTTCTGCCCGGCGATGGTTCCAGCGGCCTTGCCACCCTCGGCAGCGAGATCGGAAATCTGCTTGGTGGTCAGGCCCATCTTGGCCAGCTCGCGCTGCATTTTCGGATCGGTGAAGCTCTCCGGCTTGAACGAACGGAGGAACCCGACCTGCGCAGCGGCAGCTGGCGACAGCGGCTTAGCTTCCTTGTTGGTCTTGGCCTGGGCAATAAACTTCGCCTGCACCGACGGTGGCGCGTTGACCCAGATGTTAGACGGCAGTTGCTTGACGTCGGTGAAGCCCTCACCCAGCGCAACCGACGCAGCGGTCAGCTGGTCGGTAACCTGCTCCTCGTAAATCTGCTGCTCCTGCCGGACCTCGGCGCGGCGCCCTTCTGCCAGCTTGATGATCTTGGTCTTGAGGTTCATGCCAATGTCGGTGCGGGCCATGACCTGGGCACGAAAGCCTTCGAGGCTGGTGTTCGGCCCAACTGGAATTGGGCCGGTTGAGGTGCCGTCGCCACCCTGGCGGTCGGCATAGGCAGCCAGCTCCTTGGTCCGGCGCTCCCAGCCGTTGCGATACTGGCCATATTTGGCGGGGTTCTTGGCGATCAGGCTGTTGAGGAAAGCGCCACGCATCTCGATGTACTTGTCGGGATCGCCGCCACTGTCCTTGAGGATTTTCATCGCCTGCTTCTGGTTGAGCCAGTAGGTGTCGGCGTGGATCGCGGCCAGGCCGGGCGGCAGCTTGTCGGCACCGGACGGGATGAAATACTTGGTACGAAAAACCTCGGCCGCACGATCCTCGGTCATGCCCCTGATGTCCTCGCCTGGATTGTAGGCGGCATTGACCCCGTACTTCACCAGCGCCCCGTTGCTGTCGACTACCAGGCCTGCGCCCTCATGCGGTGATACGAACGCCTTGAAGAAGGCAATCGGATCGAGCGCGGCCGGTGGTGGACCCCCGTCTGCGGGAGCCTCCCCCTCCACCACCGCCGCCCCGACGGGGCTTGCCCCGTAGACCATCGCCGTCGCGGTTTCGTCGAGCGCGCTGTCGTTGTAGCTGGTGACCAGCGCCAGGTAGTCGGCGTCGGTCATCTTGTCGCGGTTCTTCTCGGCATAGCCGATGGCCGCCGAAGCGCTGCCGCTCTCGCCGGTCGCCAGCTTCAAGGCCCTCGACTTGTAGAATGTGCTGACCGCCTTGCGGTCCTCGTCGAGCAGCCAGTCTTTCCCTTTTCCGAAGAAGTTGGCGCGCTGTTCGTTGATGCCGCGGATTTCGCCGAGCATCGCAGTGGCCTGGCCCTCGTCCTCCAGGTCGGCGGCATCCTCGACGACGCGATTGATGCGGGCCACCGAGCTGCTTTCCAGAGCCTCACCCTTCTGGCGGAAGCCATGGGTGTGCCAGCTGTCCATCGCCGCGCCTGAGCGCGTCGTCAGTTCGTTCTGCAGGAGGAGGCGGGCTCGAGGACTGGCCCGGCCGATCAGGTCCTTGGTCGTCGCCTGGAGATCGATGACACCCTGGTCGGACGCAGCTTCGGCGCCTTCGCCCAGCGTCTCGACAACTCGGCGGTTGATCTCGCGGACATGCTCGGAGTGTTCGACTGCCAACCGGTTGGCTTCGACCCGCGCCTTGACATCCTCGACCTGGTCGATCTTGTCGGCAACATCGCCGACAACTTTGCCAGCCTGCTGGATCGCCTGGCCCATGCCGTCGCCAAAGTCGGCCGCACGGAAACGGGCGCCGGTGGTGCCCTGGCTCTGGATGTTGCCACCCTCGTAAGTGCGCACCCTAGGCATCAGGTGCCCATCTTCGCCTTCATGCCAGCAGCCTGGCTGACACCACCCAGCACCGAAGCTGCGCCGCCGATCAGGCCGCTGACCATTGCGCCCTTACCCCTCGCCTTGGCCGCCTTGCCCTCGGCGACGAAGTTCGAGGCATTGATGTGGTGGCCGCGGGTCCGCTGCTCGATGTTGCGATGCAGGTTCTTGGCGTCTTCGTAGCTCATTTCCTGGGTGTCGCGCTGCACCAGTTCAGCGGTGCCGAAACCGAGGTCGATACCGTTGGCGGCCATGGAAGCCACTTGCTGTCCCTTGATGCCGCCGACCTTGCGCCAGAAATCACGGCGCTCGTCCTTGCCTGCCTCGAAACTTTCATGGGCTGCCTCGACCTCCATCGCCGCGTTGCGCTTGGCCATCGCGCTCTCGTACTTGCCCTGGCTCTTGGCCTGCATGCCGGAGTAGACCTGGCCAGCGCCTTGCATGACGCCACCGGCTATTGCCAAGACGGGTGCTGCAGCTGCGAGAGGGAGACACATGGTTACCCACCTACGGTGGGGAGATCGCTTCTTGAATCGCTCCTTTCGATCCAGAACGGTATGAACTCCACCCCGCCGTGGATACGGACATCGGTGATGTCGATGGTGAAGCCGAGCCTCTGCAGCAAGTTGATCGCCCTCGCATTGTCGATGCTGACGATGTTCTCGATGACCTTGAACCGCTCCAGCCACATCTCGATCAGCAGCGGGCCGTAGGTCATCAGCGCACGGCCGGACTTGAAGACGTCATCGGTGCCGAGCATCCAGATGGTGCCCCTGCCTTCGAGCATGTTCTCTGCCGCCACCCCGATCATCGCCACCGGCTTGCCATCGCCGATTGCGGTGTAGGCGCTCAGCGACGTTGCCAGCCCCCACCGAATAGCCGCCTTTGGGGTTTTGCCCAGAGCTTCACATTCGATGCGATCCATTTCACGGATACGCGCAGCAATCGGGCCGGTGTGTACGAGCCGTGCCGGTTTAAGTTCAATTTTCAACCTGGACATCCGGCTCGACGAGGATCGCGGCGATATGCATCGGGGTCGGGTCGTCCGAGCGCACTACCACCACCGTCTCGTTGCCGGTCGATCCAGCCATGTCGACATGCATGTCTCCGGTGAGCAGGTCGATTGGATCGCCATAAGCCTCCCACTCGCGCTGCTTGACATCGAACAGCTGGGTATAATCACCCGCTTCGTCGGTCGTGTTGGGACCGGCCGCCACGTTCCTGGTCTTGACCACGCGCAGGACAACCTTGCCCGCCGTCTGCGGCCTGGCGACGTTCCACCCCGTACCGGTCTGCATCGCCAGCGGCAGCGTCTCGATAAGACTGGTGAAGGGAAGGCCGACGGTGATCACCAACCCTGGAGTGGGCAGGGAAATCACGCCATTGGTGACGACCAGCGGATCATGGCCGTTAAATGCGATGGCCTCGCCGTCGACCCAGGCCATGACGATCATGCCTTCGAGGTGGTCGAGACGGTCGACGGTACTGACCGGCGACGTATTCTGGAAGGTCCGCGAGCAATCGAGATAGGTAGCCAGCGATTGCTCCTCCCATAGTTCGGAAGCCATCCGCTCGACGTACAGCCTTGCCTCCCCGTTGATCTCGCGCTCGACCAGGAAGTATGCCCGGTCTTCACCCTGCTCCGATACCACGCAGACATCCTTGAACAGGCCATCAGTCTCACACACGGTCCAGCCCCACACCTGTTGGGCCTGGTCCCATGTCAGGCAGAGCAGGCCGCCGTCGCCGCGGATCAGCCAAAGACAGCTGGCGGGCTTCTCGGCGTAGGCCCAGGATATGATGTCCTGGTTCTCGAACAGGTGGCGCGAGAAGATCGTCAGGTCGTCGGTGCGGATGCCGTCAAGCTCGAACTCGTAGCCGATGGTCCGCACCTCGCCGGTCTTGGCGGTCTCGTAGAATGTGACGTTGTCGATGATGATCGGATTGAGCCTGGAGACGCCACGACTGATCTCAGGTCTTACCCTCGGTGGCGGGTTGGCAGTTATGTAGTCCTCGTTCGATCCCTGGATCGAGAAGATATTATGGCTGGTCAGGGCCAGCAGTCCCTGCTTGTTCGATACCAGCTGGTTGACCGCGTTGACCTTGTTGGCAACCAGGCCGATGGCGAAGGCGTCATCCTCGCGCAGCGGGCGACTGAAATCCATGTTCTCATAGTCGGCCGAACGCGAAGCCCAGATGCCGTTGGGCCGGTTGGTAGTCCGTCCCCAGAAGGCGCGCTGCTCATGGAAGGTGATCGTCGCCGGGTAATTGCCTGCACCGACGAACGGATTGTCGGCAATCGGCGGGCCCTCGCTGAGGTCGGGGCCGATGTTGTCATCGCGGAAGGTCAGCGCCGTGGTGCGGCCGATGAAGCCGTACAGCTGGCTGTTCTCTGCCTTGTACACCCGATACTCGGTGGCGCCTGCGACGGCGCCCCAGTTGATCGTATTGTAGTTGCGCTTGAGGGCGAGATCATTGGACATGGAAACCGATGAAGACGCCCGGCTCTCCTGTCCCGTTTCCTCGTTGTATGCGGTCACGACATAGGTCGCCGACTGCGGGAAATAAGCATTGCCGCTGTTGGCGCTGTCGGTATTCGGCACCGTCGCCGAGCCACTGATCCCGGTCGGGTCGGCGATGGTCGGCTGGAAAGTGACGTCGGAAAACGCCCACACATAGTGGCCCGACCTGACCAGCTTGCCGGGGGGATGATTGTGGTGCGCCAGGTACAGGACGTCGGCGGTCTGCTCGAAGTCGATCTCGGCCAGCTCGCTGGCGTTGTATGGCGACGGCGTCCGGTGGATGCGATGGATCGGCATCAGGGGTATCCCCCCACGCCTTGTGCTGGCGGACGCCAGACCGGGATACCACCACCGCCGCCGCCAGGCTCGGCATAGCCGCCACCGGAACCGGACCCAACGACGGGAGGCTCTGGCTCGACGGCCGGTGGCGGGACGACAGGCGGTGCAGGTGGCGCGGGCGGTGTCCCGACACGGTCAGTGCCGGTGTCCACCCCGAATGGATCGTAGTTGACCGAGTTCAGGTCGACGACGATATGATTGGCGTCTGGCACCGACAGGATGGTCAGCCAGCGGTCGAGTATCTGGGAGGTGCCGAACGCCTCGGCATCGTCAGACTTTAGATAGACCTGGTCCCCGACTTCGTAGGCGTGATAATTGACCTCGATAGTAGTGGTCACGCCAAGCGTGATCGAGATCACCTTGAGGCCTTCCTCGAGGACGGCCCCGCCCAATGCCAGTGGACGCATGTAGGCCTGGCCAAACTCCAGCGCGTAGCCCTGCTCGTCGCTGAACTGGAACGGAAACAGGCGGGCAGTGGTGCTGAGGCACTCGGCGACGAACCTGGTACCCATCCGCTTGCTGACGCCGCCAGTGCGCCTGATCTTGACATTGCGCGCACGGCGCAAGCCGACCTGATAGGCCGACAGGTCGAACCGGCCTTCAAGCTCTGGGGCAATCTCGCCCTTGCTGAAATTGAGAAGTGCGGCGCGGTACGCCATTAACCCACCTCGGACAGATAGCCTCGACGGGCGACCATGGCTTCGGAGACATACTGGCCGCTGCTCTGCGGTTGACGATTGCGGTCATCGGCAATGGCCCGCTCCCAGGCAGTCGCCGCGGCCTGGGTCAATGTCTTCTCGCGCTCCTTGTCGCCTTTGACCGGGAAGGCCAGCCTGGCAGCCAGGTCCAGTTCCAGCGCGGTGATTACCTTCTGGCTGACCTTGATACCGGCGATGTCGTCGATGGCATATTCGAGGATGGCTCCCTCGACATTGGAATAAAGCGTCGACCCCTCGATGATGTAAGGGGTCTCGAAATAGCCGGATGATACCGACCAGGCCTCGGCATAAGGTTCGCCCGGCAATGGAACCGGGTAGCCGCCGCCGACACTGGCGAAATCAGGAACGACGCGGATCGGCGAGGCCATGTTGGCGGGCAGTGCGTAGGCATAAGTCCACTCGTACGGCCGGTCATTTGTCAGCAGCAGCGCCAATGTCACCCGCTGATTGGCAAACGACCAGTCGTGATCGAACGGACCATCAAGCGCGTCGGCCATCGCCCTTGGATAGAAGCGTCGGCATTCGCGCCCGGCAAGCGTGTTCTCGGCCATCGTGGCAATCGGCTCCGACCTGATCCGTGCCAGGGCCAGATTACACACCTCGATCTGCGACACTATCGGCATCCGTATCTCCTGCTCCAGCTATCGGCTGGATTGAATCGTTACCGGAAGAAAACCGTCGTCACTCTTGGCCTGGACGGACCGCCGCCGCCGACACCTTCGGGGAACTCTTCCATGTTGAGCAACGCACGGGCTGGCTGTCCGGCGTAGGCGAATGTGCCGAGCGCTGCCGTCACCTTGAAGATGTTGCCGAGCGCCGCTGCCTGGCCAGTGTAGGTGAACGTGCCAAGCCCGGCTGCGATGGAATAGGTCACCGCGGTCAGCAGCTGGACCGCCTGTCCTGCGTAGGAGAATGTGCCAACGGCGGCGGGCATGATGAAGCCGCGGACCAGTAGCGCAGCCTGTCCGGTGTAAGTGAACGTCGCCAGGCCAGCGGCCATCTTGCGGGCCGACATGGTTGCCGCTGCTTGCCCGGTATAGCTGAACGTGCCCAGGCCAGCTGGCATACCGCGGGTCAGGATCGCTGTCTGTCCGGCGTAGCTAAACGTGCCCAGTGCGGCTGGCATCTGGTAGCCACGCGCCAGCCCGGCCGCCTGGCCGGTATAGGTAAAAGTACCCAGAGCGGCTGGCATGGTAAAGGTGCCGCCGCCAACAGTCAGGGTGGCCGCTTGCCCAGTGTAACCGAATGTCCCCAGCGCAGCTGGCATCGGAAGGCCGCGCACCATGCCAGCAGACTGCCCTGTGTAGCTGAAACTGGCATTAGCGGCAGGCATGACCGTGGCCTGCGTCGACAGCGCTGGCTGGCCACTGAGAGTGAAGACCCCGACCGCAGCCGTCAGAGTAAGGGCTGCACCGCCTGCGCCGTCGGTGATGATCCCGCCGATGTCGTCAAGGATGTCACTGCCGAGATGGTCGGTGATGTTCGCCATCAGACCAACGCCCACGCGCCGTTTTTATAGACCTTCACCGGCTTCGTTACCCAAGCCGACCCCGACCACACCTTCATCGGCTTCCTGACCCACGCGCTGCCGCTGTAGACCTTGGGCCTTCCGCCTTCCTTGATCTCGACCGCGATGCCGACGGAGTTGGTCAGGGTCGATGTCCAGCTGAGCGTCTGAGCTGGCGACGACAGGTCATAGGCGAACTCGATCCGGTGGTTGGTGCCGCCTGCCGGGTTGCTGTCGAACAGCTCGGTGTAGGTGCCCACCTGAGTGACTGCCGCGGTGAGGTGGCCGACGCACCAGCCGAAGACAGCGCTGGCTGCCTCTGGTGCAGTCGGCAGGGTGCAGCTCGGGTCGCCTGCAGTGTTGGCGTTTATCGCCAGGTTACTGAGATCGTAGCTCGCGCCGGTCACCTCGATCACCGAGATCACTGTAGAGGTGGTGCCGCCAGCAGCGGTGACCGTGCGGGCTGCTGGCGAGGCCGGTACGATATGGCGGTACAGTGCACCCTTGATGAAAGGATTGCTGGCTGGGCCGGTAACGGCGTTGGTGATCAAGTCCCATGTCCCGCCGATGCTGTCGGATATGGTCGGCACGCCGGGAGCTGACGCCGCCTTGGTGGTGCAGAGGGCAAGCAGGATCGAGCCTGCTGTCGGGGTGAAGCTGACAGTGACTGCTGATGTAGTGCCTCCGGCGAGACCCCGATTTATTGGAGAGCCGACCGCCATCAGGTGGTGTCCACGAAGCGGTTGCTCTTCAGCCTATTGTCCTTGGCTGGCAGAACCTGAAGGTTCTCAGGGATGTGCAGCCCACAAACCAAGGGGTGCTTAATCGGGATAATGTGATCGACATGGTGAGGGACACCGGCCTCCACTGTCAGCCGTCGCGCCTCCTTGTAAAAACCGAGGAGGGCAGCCCTATCCACCCAAGCAGGCATCGCACCTTCCTTGCGCGCCTGATACTCGCGGCGATGGTGGTTGCGGCGTTCTGGATGCCGCTCGCGGCTAGCCTTTTTGATAGCCTTCGCCTTCTCAGGGTCGGCGGCATACCAAGCCCTAAGTCGCGCATTAACCGCTTCACGATTTTTGGCTTCCCAAGCCTTATGGGCCTCTCGGTATTTATCAGGCTTTTTGGCCTGAGAAGCCTTCACGGCTGCGCGATGGCACATCGCACACCTGCCGTTCTTATAGCGCTCCGAGGCGGGATGTTTCACGCAAGGCCTCATGTCGTATCAATCCAAAGGTCGTTGGTCGCAGGCGACCCCGGAGCGCTGGTGCTGACGGCCATGTTCTTGAAGGCCGCCGTACCGGTGGCCGTGCCGTTGAATTTGATCGCTGCGCCAGAGAGATTGACGTTTCTGCCACCCTCGGCCACGACGAAAAGGTCGGTGGCATCGGCATTGCCTATGTAGCCCACCCGCGTAGTGCTTGCCGCGTAGAAGGCGACGTGGCCTGAATTAGTCGCGGACCCCGGAACTACGCCAGCGTACCCGTTGCCGCCTCCGTTGGCGACTGTGACGCCGCCAGCGCTGGTGACGTCCAGCGCCCCGGCAATGGCCTGTGAGCCGCTGGTGGTGACGAACTCGCCGACGTCAAAGGTCTTGACCGTCCCGCCGCTGTCGCAGCCTAGCAGGAAGTCTGTGCCAGCTGGTGGCGTCTTGAGCGTATAGCTTGAGAGTGCGGCCATTTACTCGGCCTGTTCTGGATCACCCATGCGGCCACCAACGGCGCGGACCAGCAGGGCCATTTCCTGCTCGATCTCGAACAGACCATCCTCGGCAGCTGCGACCTTCTTGTCGGCGGCCTCGACCTCCTTGAGGTGTTTGGCAACCAGCTTGTCGCGCTCAGCCCGTACCGGGCCTGACTTGGCGCGCTGCTTCGCCTGCTGGGCCTTGAGTTCCCAGAAGCGCTTCTTCATGCTTTCGGCGGATGGCATCTTGGTCATGGTTTAGCTCGCCTGTATTGCGCCGGTTGATGGATCGAAATCAACAGTGAAGCTGTCGCCCACGTTCGAGAGGGTGATCGAGCTACCATAGTCGTAATAGCCGATGACCTTGTTCGATTTCGAGGTGTTGTAGATCACCGCGTAGCGGAACGGACCAATGCCGCCCGCGGTGGCGGTGAAGACGCTGTCTGCGAGCACCTGCTTGTAGGTGCCGGTGGTCTGGGCCGAGGACGAGATGGTCAGCGCGTTGCT